GATTGAGATCCAAATCCAGCAGCTCTTATTTCAGCTAACAGTACATCATTTCTTCTATCTTTTTCATTTTCAGACATTTCAACTTGTAATTTTTGCTGCTCTTCTTGCGCTTTAGATTGAAGTTGCTGTTCTTGCATCTGACGTTGCTGTTGCATTTCTTGTTGTCTTTGATCTTGTATTCTAGTTTCAGAGTCTTTAAGTATGTCAGATACTTCTGCAATTGAAGTAGCTTTAACTATATTACCTAGCTCGTATATACTTGCACCAGTAGTATTATTAGTTAATGCCATTTGTTTTAGATTTTCTAATATTGCCCTATGATTAGTTTTAGTAGTAGCAAATACATTAAAATCTCTAAGTAATAAATCTGTACCGTTAATAGTAAAATTAACTTTTTCAGCTTCTGTAGATATATACTGTAACCTGATACTTGGATTAGTACTATAGTAATATTGAGCTAAATCAGTTCTCATCTGATGCACACGTGGCATTAAATGATCAGAATGCTGTACAAAATACATCTCTGTCTGTGCATATGATTGCTGCATTGCTTGTACTACACCCGTAGCCGTTTGTGCTGATACAGCCCCTCCAAGACGTTGTGGGTTTATACCTATTGCATCAAAACACTGCTGTTTAAAATAATTAGCAAGTTGGATCCTAGACATTAATCTATTAGTCTGCTCCATATTAAGAGTCTGGTAATGATTAAAGTTAGTTGCATTTTCAGTATTGGTTATAGATGTATCAAGCGGTAGCATTTGAAAATCTTTCATTGCTACAAATGCTTTAGCATAGTTATTTTTACCCCAATCTTCACCCATTGAGTGACGTGGTAATGCATTCTGATCAAACATTATTACAGTACCTAGTTCATCTATTAAGATATCTGCAATTTGATTATTGACCATGTTATATCCAACCTGATAAGCCTTCATTAAATCAACTAAAGATGTAGATCTAGTATTTCTATCTGAAAAAACTCTACCCTCTACAGGTAATTTACAACCATATAAAGAATTATCACCTTTAAACTGAAAGGGAAGTCTTCCAGGTTTAGTCCTATTAATACCTAAATATATAGGATTAATGTTATCACCCATTGTAGATCTCCACATTGCAGGTAAATTTGGACCAATCTTTACACCTCCCCATACTTCATTAATCCATATCCAATCTATGTGCTCACCTTGTAATAAGTTTTCTTTATTCTTTTGTTTAAATATAGATGTATCATATATAGCCTTTTTAGTCTTCTTAAATGTTTCATCTATAATTTCTTGTGTTACCTCACCATCCTCTTCAATTTTAGTTAAGTGACCAACCTTCCTTTGAGTCTTCCAGTATATAGTAGCTATTCTCATTAGGTCTCCTTCACCCCACATAGATACATCTTCATTCTCATCTAATATTTGACTAAGAATATCACCACCTCCTGCTGGATCGTTCCAGTAGTTACTAGTAAACTGTCTATATGCTAAACCTGGACTATTAGTATTCCACTCGTGAGATCTAGTAGCGTCATAGTAAGCACCATCATTTTGGTAACCATTTACTTGATATTGAGCCGATTTAGCTGGATAAATTTTTTGTAATGACTCTAGTTGACTACTATCCATTAAGTATCCATACTTATCTACAACGTCTGACACAGTCATTAAATCAACTTTACCTACATAGCTTGAGTCAGCTATATACCTTTGATCAGGAGACTTCTGATAGAAAGTTAATAAAGGATTCCAAAGCTCTACATCATAATCATCTTCTAGCATTCTGAAATGCCAAAATTCTCTATCTGCTATAAGCATATCTCTAAACCCTCTTTCTTCAAGCTCTTGCATTTTAAATCTTTCTTCATCTACTGCAAGTTGATGAGATGCCCATTCTTCTACCATGCTTCTATAAGACTTACTGAAGAAATCTTCTATCTCAGGTAATGACTTTAACCCTTCTGGTGATAATTTTTGCTGAGCTTCTTCAGATCCAGGATCCATACCCATGTCAATCATCTTGCGTATTAGATTTGCTTCTGCATCAGCCAGTAATGATTCTTCAATCTCAACTTTTTTAGCATCAAGCATTTCATTATAAGATGCATCATCTATTGCTCTAAACTGTACTCTAGAGTATCTTTTAGCAAACTCACCTGTTAATACATTAATTACATTTGGAACAATAGGATAAAACTTTAACTCTAATGCAGAATCATTCTCTGTAGTTAAAACATCCATTAAGTCTTTATAGTCATTGTCAGGTTCAACTATATAATCTGTTTTGTCAATAATTCCTTTTGCTAATTTGTAATTTTTTAGCAAACGCCTTGAATTAAGCTTTAAGAATTCTATACCTTGTAATTCTAACCAATCTAGATTCCAAGCAGCCCAATCATCAGTTTTCTCTTTATAAGGTAAAAACTGAACTGGTTGTGTTAAACTAGAAAAGGTAGGTCCACCATCAGACTTAGCCCCACCCTTCAATTGCATTGCATTTAATACTCTCATACCAATTTAGTCTATTTTATATTTTTAAATCCAGATCTTCTTTTTTTAGAACTGCCAAAAGCCTTGTTACGACCTATATTTCTAAAAGGACCACTATACTTTAATTTACTGAATTTTTCTGAATTAACCAAAGAATTGTCCTCTGATTCACGTCTCTTAGTATAACCTCTATTTGACTGTTGAATTCTAACAAATGCAACTAATGCACCAAAGGCTACCAATCTATCCACGTTTAAACCTGGATAATAAGCTAGCATTTCTTTTAATAGCATAGGGTCTGGTATTCTTTCTATACCTAATGTGTTGGTCATAACGTTTCCGTTCTCATCAAGATCCTCATCTATTACTTCTCTTAAAAACTCTATAGCATATGATATAAGATGACTTTTAAATAAAGTACCTGTATTCTTCCATCCATACTCTTGATATACTGTTTTATTTGAACCTAGATCTTTTAAAAAAAGTATCTGCTGTTTAGGAACAAGATATCGTTGCTTTCTTTTTGCAATCATGTGCTGTATAAATAAGGATATGTTATTCTCAACAATTGTCCATGCATTATACCATTCAATGATCATCTCTAATCTTTCATGTGTTTTATTTATATCATCAAAACGTCCACACCATGCAGCAACAATCTTATCCTTTTCTATAAATTGCTCTACCTCACCAGAAACTGTAGTTCTAGTTACTTCCATTGCATTTTTATATATGAAAATGCTACACAAAGAATCTGAAGTAGTAGTCTTACCTTCTGATACTGGATCAATAGAGCCATAGTACATTCCAAACGAAGGCTTTTTTACTGGTCTTTCCCAAACTACTATAGAACCAGTTTTATCTATTTCCTTTTTATTAACAGGAAACGTAGATATAGGTATCTTCCTTGTTCGTTTAGCTTTTATACCTGTATCATCTCTGTCTAACTCAATTAACTCATAAGGATACTCTTTTTCCTCAATTTTTTTAAGTTGCTTACTTAGTATACCTTGTGGAAATATAGACTCTTTTCTATATGCAAATGCCTCTGAAATATTTAGAGGCTTTTGTGATATTCTAAGTTGAAATTGTTCACCGCTTAATTCATTCTTCCATTTAGACCTTTCTATTTTTATTGCTTCTACTGCTTCTTCTACAAGTGAATTACCAAACTCGTCAATATAAGGAGGCATAGACCATTGCTCAGGGATAAACAATCCAGCCATACCAATAGTACCATCAGCATCCATTAAATTAGTTTCCACTGAATATATGTCATTTGCATTAGGATTTAATATCATTTCCTTTAAAGGCCCGCATTGTTCAAGATCACCAACTGATCCTGCAGCAATAAATTGACCAGTAGTCATCATACCCGATGACATTGCAGGACGCAAATACTCATACGTCTGCATCATGTTTTTTGCAATTCCTGCTTCCTCATGAAAGAAATATGTACATGGACCACCTACCCCAGTAGTAGCATTCTTTTCAAAAGATGCTCCTTGTATTTTTGATTTAAGGCCTCTTGATGTTTTTCTGTTGTTTATCTTAACTTCAATTTGCTGTTGCCACAATAATACTTTTTCTGGGTTACTTGGTCTATACCAAGCAGTATGTTCATTTAAAAAAGTCTTATACTCTTCTAAAAATTTCCATGAACCTTTGTCATTAATATAATCTTTTAATGATGCACCAATTTTACAAATTGAACCTTCTTCAAACCAGTATTGATTTATAATCTTACCCATATGAAAGTAAGATGAAGCTATCTGTCTTTTCTTAAGTATAGCTACATGCTGATTATTTAACTCTGCAATAATTTCATACAGTGCCATATGATATTGTGCATCCCTTACTTTAGCAAAACCATAATGCTTTTCTTCTTTATCAAAAATAGGTAAAAAATTAAGCCACATATAATAGTCTCTAGTAAGATACCACACTTTGCCATTATCTTTATATAAGACTCCTGTTCTACATTTATTCTTTTGGTCTTCCCAATAAGCTGTAAAATCTTTAGATCTAAATGGCTTATTACAATAAAATCCTTGATCATTAAATATTCTAGCTTGTTTATTAAACTCTAAAGCTGTTTTATTAAACTCATATTCACCAGGCTCTTTAAATATACCAGATAGATATTCTTTAAATAATACATCATCTTCAAATGTAGTTGTTTCCCAAACTCCATTGTTATATGTAGGTATAACTCTAC